TGGCGTTCAGAGCATGCGGCTGTCCGGTTATGGCGACGATGGAAACCTGCCGGGATGCTGGCCGCGAGGTAGCCAAGGCTATTCGGAAGGGCGAACGGGTGGAACGCATGACCGCGGAAGCGGTTCGTGCGCTTAGCTGGAAAGGCTGCGAGGTGTGTCGTCCAGCGAAGCAAATGAAGCAGGGGGTGCTGCCGTGACGGACTCCGGGGCAGTAGCGCAACGGGCGCATGCGGTTCTCGTATTGCTTGGCGCCAAATGGGGCGAGTCTCCGACAGCGGCCAACGTCACCCTGGAGAAGGTGACGGAAAAGATAAACGAACTGCGGGAAGCGGCTAGCGATTACGGCAGCGCATGTACCGGCGGACTGCTTGTGGCCAGAGACGATGAGACTGGCTACGAAGTGTCAGTCGTCATTGGAGATCTGCCGTGACCACGTATCTGGTTGGCGCCGTAGCCGTGTTCCGCAAGTGTTGCCAGTGCGGTGAGTATTTCCGTCCTTGGACGGACAGGACTGAACGACTGTGTGTCCAGTGCCGTCAGCATGGGCTGCTCAGGCGCGTAGGCCAGTCCTCGGCCATACGCACCATTGTCCTCACCGACGCAGGCCGGCGCGCACTCCGTGAGGCGGGGCTGTGACTGCCTGTGCGATGTGTGGCGGGGACTTCCAGTCGCGGGGTGCGAACTACTGCTCGCAAGCCTGCCGCATTCGGGCATGGAAAAAGGGATACCGCGTAGCCCCGCCACGGGCACCACAGGTGCCAGAAGAGCCCTCGCCTGAATGGTGGGACGGGATGACGCGATTCTCCGAGTCGGAGCTGCTCCTGGAGTGGCGGATCGTATGCATCCTCTGCGGTGCGGACAGCTGGCTAAGGGCCACGCAGCAGCGCGTGGAGCAGGCCCGCTACCTGGCGCCCTGCGTGCGCTGTGGTGGCAAGCGGATTGTGGATATGGATTTCGGCGCGCGTGTGCCGGTTGTGGAGGCGGCGTGAGGGAAGTCTGCCTCCACGTGGAGGGGAAGATCGAGGTGATGGCGCTGTTGGAAGAACTTGCGTCCGAGGCGCTGGACTGGGTTGCCGAAATGGCCATTGACGAATACGAGGGCAAGATTCCCGACTTCTGGGAGAAATCAGACGCCCAGTACATCGCCCGCGATATGTACGAGCGCATCCAGCGGCGACTGATGACTGATGGTAGCTCCGTGACCCCCGAGAGCAACGTCCGCAAGGTCATCGCGGCGGACCTCGCGTTCGACCGGTGGAGGGCGGAGCAAACAACGGGCCGCGCCGGATGGGGCGACGGCAGCCATCCAGCCGTGGTCATTGACGAAGGCGACCACTGGGCCTTCCGCGCGGGCTACAACGCCTGCCTCCGCGACCAGGCCGAAGCACAGGCACCAGACACCGGTTGTCGTGCTGACCCGATTTATGGCTGTTCCTGCAAGATTCCCGGTTCGGCCGAGGCGCGCGCGGTCAATGGCGAGGACGGTGGGGGGTGATCCGGCAACTCGTCGGCGATTGCAGGCAATTGCTGCCCACGCTGGAGCCGGGGTCCGTGCAGAGTTGCATCACGAGCATCCCCTACTGGTGGCTCCGAGACTATGGCACGCCTCCACTCGTGTGGGGCGGCGATGCGGAGCATAAGCACGAGTGGGCGCCGGCCCAGTCCGAGCGACGTATCTATTCCGAAATAGCTACGGTTCCGGGATTGTCGAGCACGGTAGCCGCAACAGCCCATCACGTGGGGGCTAGTCGCGCCAATGCGCGACTAGGCTCATTCTGCCCGTGTGGCGCGTGGCTCGGCAGTCTCGGGCTGGAGCCGACGCCGGAGTTGTTTGTCGAGCACGTGGTCGAGTGCTTCCGCCACGTGTGGCGCGTGCTGCACGAGGATGCGGTGCTCTGGCTCAACATCGGGGATAGCTACGCCGGCAGCGGCAATGGTGCGCATGACTACCGTGAGCGCAACAAGAATCGCAGCCTGAGCCTGCACACGGACAAGTATGTGGGGCAGTCCACCAGGTCACTGCAGCGTGTCGGCCCGCAGGAGCACACCGAAGGGACTGGCCGAGTGCCCGGCTACAAGCCGAAAGACCTGATGGAGATCCCGTCGCTGGTGGCGCTGGCGTTGCGCGCGGACGGCTGGTATCTGAGGTCGCGCATCCCATGGCTCAAGCGCAACTGCATGCCCGAGAGCACCACCGACCGACCCACCAGTGCCATCGAGTACGTCTTTCTGTTTGCGAAGTCGCGGCGCTACTTCTGGGACAAAGAGGCGGCGCGGATGGGGGTGGCTGGCAATGCGCACTCTCGCGGTGACGGCATGAATCCGAAGTCAAAGGCGGGGAAGCAACCAAGCGGGTGGGATACGAAGGAAGGCAGTCACGACGTAATTCCGCAAGGCCGCTACAGGCCGCGTCAGAACGCATCCTTTAGCGGTGCGACAAACGAACTGGTCGACAGTCGCAACCGCCGCAACTCCGATTGGTTCTTCGAGTCGTGGCAGGGGTTGCTCACGGATGACGATGGCGAGCCGCTTGCGCTGGTGGTGAATCCGCAGCCGTTCAGCGGCGCGCATTTCGCCACCTTCCCGCCGCGCCTGGTCGAGCCGATGATTCGCGCCAGCACACACCCAGGCGACACGGTGCTGGATCCCTTCGGGGGAAGCGGCACGGTCGGATTGGTGGCGCGCCGGCTCGGGCGGAACGCGGTGCTGTGCGAGCTCAAGCCGGACTATTCGGTGATGGCCCAGACGCGCATCACGTCCGACGCGCCGTTGTTCGCGCAAGTGGAGGTCGCGGCAGACTGATGCCCGCGCAGACGTTGACCATCCCGGCGTGGCACCCAAAGACAAACGTGAACGGCAGCAATGCGCGGCGGCACTGGTCGGTGATTCGGAAGAACCACGACATTGATCGGGACATGGCCTGGGCGGCGGCGAAACAGGCCGGCTGGGTGTTCGTGCCTGGCAAGGTCCGGCTCACCATCACGCTGGTCTACCCAAAGCGTCCACTACCAGACACCGACAATGCCTACTCAAAAATCAAGGGTTGCCTTGATGGGCTGCATTGTCACGGTTGTATCCATCAGATGCAGCACATTGGGTTTTTCCGAGATGACTCGGCCGAGCACCTGGAATTGATTGTGCGCGCTGAGGTGGTGCCGGGCTGCAAACAGACGAAGATCGAGTTGGAGGCGGTGGAGTGAAGTGCTGGTGTGGCACCGTTGATCCATATTTCGCACCCTTGCCGGCGCGGTGCGGTGGCTATGGCCACTTTGATTGCCTGTGCGGCGGGGACTTCTGCGTTTGCCATTGGCATGGAGGTCTGGAGTGTGACGGTTGCTCCGACTGCGAAAGGGATGCGATGGACGAGTACGAAGACGAGGACGGCTGATGATGGACTGGCGCACGCTGGAGGCCGCGCGGGTGAAGCAGCGGGAAGCCCTGGGGTTGCCGGTGTCGCGGCCGGGGTGGACGTGCGAGCACCACCGCACCGCCGAGGACTCGCCGCAGAAGATGCACCGGCTCACCGCCAATCAGCGGATGTGGGGCCGACAGAGTATTTATCGGAAACGGAGCTCGCAGCCGGTGACGGCTGCCTAGTGCGCATCGTGTCAGCGCTCAAATCGACACCGAAAAGGAGTTTGGTCCGATGTTTTCACGACCCAAGACGACCACGTTCGTTGCTGCCGCGGAACCAATCGACGTGAACGAGAAGTACCTCGTTCGCTGCATGGAGATCAAAGACGAAGGCGTTTCGAAGTTCGCGGATCCGGCCGACGGCGATCCGCCGCACAACCTGCGCTGGGTGTTCCGCCTGCACCGCCTGGACAAAACGCCGGTGCTGAACGTCGACGGCGACGTGTACGAGCACCACGACTACACCTCGAATCGGACGGGCAAGTCGAAAGCGAAAACGGCCAAGGCACGTCTGTGGATTGAAGCGCTGCTCGGCCGGCCGGTGGAGGATGGCGAGATTGACGACAACCTGCCGAACGTCCTCAAGGACAAAGCCGCCGTGTGTCTGTTCGAGGAGAAGGAGGTCGAGCGCGACGACGGCGAGGGCTACACCAAGCTCAAGATCCTGCGGCTCAGTCCATTTAGCGGTATGAGCCGGCCCCAGTCTAAACCGGAGCCGAAACCAGAACCGAAGCCGGAGCCAGTTGCTGCGGGAAAAGCGGATCTGCCCTGGTAGTGGATATCGAGGACGTCTGGCAGGCCCTCTGGAGTAAATGACCATAGTGGCGCCGGTAGAGCTTGCCAGACGCGCCCAGTGGGTGGCCTGGAAGCTCACTCCCCGCGAAGGAGAGCCCAAGCCTACCAAGGTGCCGTACAGCGCGCGTACGGGCGCGCTGGCGTCCACCACTGACCCGTCGACGTGGTCAACGTTCGAGGAGGCGAGCGCGTACTACGTGCGCGAGCACCTCTCGGGCGTTGGCTACGTGCTCTCCGCTGATGATCCGTATGTGGGGGTGGACCTGGACGCGTGCCGCGACCCACAGTCCGGCCGCATCGAGCCGTGGGCCAAAGCCATCATGAAGCGGCTCAACTCGTACACCGAAATCAGTCCCTCCGGCACCGGTCTGCGCATCTTCATCCGGGGCGAGCTGCCGCCACACGGGCGCCGTAAACACAAAATCGAGGTCTACTCGCAGGCGCGTTTTCTCACCATCACCGGCGACCACGTGCTGGGCTATCCCGAGACGATCCAGGACCGGCCGCGGGAGTTGCTCGAGTGGCATCACGAGGTGTTTGGTGATGCGCCCGCGGCGCGGCAGAACGGGCACGTGCAGCGCTCGCCGGTCCAGCTCGCCGACGCGGACCTACTGCTCAAGGCGCGCCAGGCCGAAAACGGCGCGCGCTTCTGGGCGCTCTGGAATGGCGACTACTCCGGCTACGGTTCGCAGTCGGAGGCGGACCTCGCGCTGCTCAACCATCTCGCCTTCTGGACCGGACCCGACGAGCCACGTCTCGACCAGTTGTTCCGCTCGAGCGGACTCATGCGCGAGAAGTGGGACCGCGAGGACTACCGAGCGCGCACCATCGGTAAAGCGCTCGAGGGCCGCACGGAGTTCTTCGGCGACCTGAAGCCCGGGCCACGGCTTCAGCCAACCGCCATTGATCCGGTTACAGGCCTGGAATTGTCGCCGTGGCGCAGTGCTGGCGAGCTGGTGCGCGCGGCTCCGGAGCCGGGTAAGCAGATTGTGAGCGGCCTGCTGTGGGAGCTCAGGACGCACTGGATTTACTCAGGTCCAGGCGCAGGAAAAACCCTGACCTGGCTCGCCATTCTGATGCACGTGGCCGCGGGCCGACCGTTTCACGGGCACGAGGTTGTCCAGGGCGCCGTACTCATTATTGAGGAGGATTCGCCAGATTCTGTAATCGCCGATTACCTGTTGATGCTGGCTGATATCTACAGCATCGACCTCGATACTATCCCGCTCTGGTTCAACCGCGTACGTGGCGTTCGTATGGTGGATCAGGCGGGCCTTGACTACGTTCGCGACCTCATCAGCAAAGCTCCTGCAAAACCGTGCGTTGTTGCACTCGACGCATGTGAACGAATCGTTCCAAGTGAGACATTCAATAGCCGTGAACTCGATCCTCTGTCGCGCTACTTTACGCTCAACCTCGAAGACGGGATCACCAATCTGATCATCGACCACACCCGCAAGCCTGGTGGTGCCACACTTGAAAAGGTCGACCCTATCGACCTGCTCTACGGTGGCCGTACAAAGTCCGCAATCAGCGACGTGATGATGTTCTTCAGTGGTTCGATCAAAACGCAAGCGACCGTGGTATTTACGAAGTTTCGAGGCGATCAGCCGGCACCAATCAACGTCTCCTTTGATGGGTCTTCCGGATTTACAATCAAGTCGGGCAAACCAACGCTGTCTGAGACTGAGCGCAAAGTGATGATGGTCATCAATAACGGTTTCGGCAATCGCTTTACTCGATCTGAAATCGAGCAGGAAGCCGGTATCGGAACCAGGAGCGCGCAACGTGCGCTCACAAAGCTGGTCGATCTCGGCTGGGTCGACGTCCAGGGCGAAAATCGCACGGCCACCTACGGCGCCTCGGGCGCCAGTCGGACGGTGTTCAGTTGACCGGAATAACCGCGACACTGGTACATGACGCGGTCTGTCGCGGTACATTCACCGCGTCACCAACCGCGTCAACCGCGACACACGCGAGATTGGAACCGCGTCATTTACCGCGACACCGCGACATGTACCAGTACAAACCGCGACAGTGCCCGCCCCCTAAAGGGGCGGGGCGGGCACGCGCGCGCGCGGCGCGCGCGCGAGGGAGTCCTTCGCATGCCGCCTGATCCGTATGAGTCGGAGATCATGCGCCAGTGTCAGCGTGGCATCCGATTCCACGTTGGCGGTACCGGCAGCTTCTGCCGAAAACGCGACCTCTGTCGTGCCGAAGGTCGGTGCCATTTTGTGGCTCAAGCAGAGCGTCATCGTGAACGCGTCTGGGCCACCAGGCCGAACCATATCGTGTGGTCGCGTGCGTTCGATCAGGAGCCAGAACCCGCGTTATTCAGTCCCGAATGGTGGGGAGACGTTGCCTAGTGGAAAAGCATCCGCCCGCGTATCTCAGTCCGTCTCGGCTCACGTGCTACGACTACTGCCCAGCAGAATTTCACAAACGCTACATCCTGAAACGCGACGAGCCACCTACGCCTGAGCGCTCATTTGGTACCGCGGTGCACAAGGGACTGGAGGCGCTGTACCGCGGCGAAGATGACGAGCTGGCATTCCTCCGTGCGTGGCGTGAGGCACAGAAAGAGCTCGTCGCGGCTGAGCAAATATTCGGCTTAGGACTCACCGAACGCGGACTCGAATTGCTTGAAATGGTGCGCAATCTGAACCTCACCGGCGAGCCTGAAAAGCACATTGTGGTGACCGCGCCCGGGCTCAAATTACCCGTCATTGGCTACGTGGATCTGTGGGCCGAAAACCACATTCTCGATTTCAAGACAACGGGCTACGGCTGGACGCAGGCAAAGGCGGATGCGCAACTGTTTCAGCCCGCGATCTACAGCCAGGCATACGCCGACGAGCACGGCAGCATTCCGAAGTTCACGTTCGTGGTGCTGCCCAGGATTCAGGGACCGGTGCAGCTGCTCGACGGCACACGTACCGGCGATCAGATCATCGCGGCATTCGATCGCGCGAAGGAGATCCTCGAGCTGATCGAAGCCGGCGTCTTCGACTGCACGTGCTCGCGGCATCTGGAGGAGGTGGCATGACGTTTTTCCCCAAGCCAACCATCGGCGCGTCGATCCTCATGGGCTATTGCCCGTGCTGTCGCGTGTGGGACGACTGGCAGACAGTGAATCATCAGCCTTGCGAGTCGATGATCTGTGGGTTTTGCGGTCAAACAGGTCTCGTAGCACCTACCCGATTTTCAAAGAGTGCTGCGGCCCATGAGAGAAGGCGCGCGGTTGCCCTGACCGAGGCCCTCGCCTGACCGTGGACCAGCGGGCCTACACGCTGCTCGAGGACTACGCGCCAGAGCAGATCGCCTTCTGGCACGCGGGTGGTCACTGCGTTCAGGGACGCTGCAACTGGGCCATGCTCGAATCGGCCGTGCAGGGTGGCTCAGGTGCATCCGGCCACGGCTCAGGCCGCGGTGAACGCTTCGGCCTGGTTCACCTCAAGGCCGACCTCGAGCACGCGGCCGACCAACTTCCGATGTCCTGGACCGCAACCCGCGTGATCTTCAGCCGCCAGCATCGCTACAGCGTCTGGCTGGCTCGCTGGCGCATGCTGAGCAATCCTGCGCTTGATGAGCCACCCAACCTGCCGGCGGCGCTCGAAACAGCCTTTGCGAGGATGGCGCGCAGTCTTGGATGGCAGGAGGATCAGGCGGCTTGACGAACTCAACACCGCGCATGCACACTTATCTTTCAGAGCGCCGCTGCATGCCCAGCGCGCTTTTTTGGTGCCTAGAAACCTATGACCCTCAGCACCTATGAGGCCCGCCGGTGCCGAGCTCATCGGTCAAACGGCGAAGCCTGTTCGGCATATGCGATCCGTGGCGGGTCGGTGTGCGTGGTGCATGGGGGCTCGGCTCCACAGGTCAAGAAAGCAGCAGCGGAGCGGCTCGCGGAGTTCGTTGATCCGGCCCTCGACCGTCTGCGCGAACTCATCGACACGGCCGATCAGGACAGCGTGCGCCTTTCAGCGATCAAGGACATCCTCGATCGCGCCGGCTACAAGCCCAAGGATCGGATCGAGCAGTCAGGATCACAGGTAATCGAGATTGTCTACAGCCACGCCGACCAGGCTCTACCTTCGCCAGCCACACCCGATCCAGCAGCAGATCATCGATGAGTCTCGACGGTTCAACGTGGTCGCTCTCGGCAGACGGGCAGGGAAGACGGTTCTCGGGCAGGACCGTTCTATCCATCCGGCACTTGCCGGGCTGCCTGTTGGCTGGTTCTCTCCTACGTACAAACTCCTGTCTGATGTGTGGCGCGAGCTTAGCCGAACCGTTGCGCCCATCACCCGACACATCAGTGCAACCGAACATCGGCTGGAGCTCATCACCGGCGGAGTTATCGAGTTCTGGTCACTCGATGATGCCGACCCAGCCCGCGGCAGGAAGTACGGGCGCGTGATCGTGGACGAGGCGGCGATGGTCAAGAACCTGGCCGATGCCTGGCAACTTGCGATTCGGCCCACACTTACCGACCTGGCGGGTGATGCTTGGTTCCTGTCCACGCCGAAAGGGCTGAACTACTTCCACGCGCTGTATCAGCTTGGCCAAGATCCGCTCGAGCACGAGTGGGCAAGCTGGAAGATGCCGACCTCGGTCAACCCGTACATCGATGCGGCCGAGATCGCCGCGGCCCAGCAGCAGCTCCCGGAACGCGCCTTCGCTCAGGAATACCTGGCCGAGTTTCTGGCTGACGGTGCAGGCGTCTTTCGTGGCATCGACGCAGCATGCTCAAAATCGCCACAGGACGCGCAGCAGGGCCATTACTACGTGATGGGCGTGGATTGGGGCAAGCTCAACGATTTCACGGTCCTGAGCGTCCTGGATGCCAATACGCGGCAACAGGTCGCGTTGGATCGCTTCAATCAGATCGACTACACGTTCCAACTCGAGCGGCTGATGCTGATGGTGGAACGCTATCGGCCCACGGCCATCGTGGCCGAGAAGAACAGCATGGGCGAGCCGATGATCGACCACATCCGGCGGCGCGGGCTGAACGTGTGGCCGTTCGTCACCAGCAACGCGAGCAAGGCTGAGGCAATCGACAATCTGTCGCTGGCCATTGAACGCGGCATCCTAAGCCTGCTCAACGATTCGACGCAGAAGTCGGAGCTCTTGGCCTATGACGCGGAGCGTCTGCCGAGCGGATTGCTCCGCTATGGCGCGCCGGAAGGGATGCACGATGACTGCGTTATGGCTCTGGCTCTGGCTTGGTCAGCGATTGCGCATAGCACGCCCGCGAAGATGAAGGTGAGCTTCGGTGCTTGAAGAGATCCAGGCCCAGGTCAGGCTCACCCGTGCTATTCGTTGCGTGGAGCGCTTGAAGGTTCGGATCGTCAACGGGGAGTTGGGTTCGGATCGAGCCACAGCGATCTTTGAGCGCTGGTGTCGCAGGTTCTTTGCATGACTGATCCCGCCCACGAGGTTCACGTGCTGTGTGATTGTGGCGATATCGAGCATTGCCGGATGGAGCTGTACGTGAGCGATGTGCGGATCGCGTATCGGGACTGTCGTGAGGCGTTGTTAGGGGCACGGTGCGAGTTACCGGAGGGGCATTCGGGGTCACACAAAGCGTCGTGGGCGCTTCAGGTCGCGAACGAAGTGCGGGAGCAGTGCAGACCGGAGGTTTTGGCCTGATGGGCGAGGTCGTAGACATGTTGAAAGATTTCACGATTGCCTTGGAAGGTACCGATGAGAACAGCCCTATGCTGGCGTCGGCATATGAATCGCTGGGCGAATTGCTCATCGCCAAAGCCAGGATGATCAAGTCGATGGGGGCGCTTATTGTGCGGATTGGACCGTCGCCGCAGACCTAAATGGCCGTCCGTTCCGTATCCACTGCCCGCGCTGGTCGCGGGCTTTTTGCTGTCCGGGGATCAACGGCGGATGATACCCGGATTGCCGATGAGCTCGGCGATGTGCTCACTCAGCTCAAAGCCGACTTCCTCGCACGCGATGAGCTCTACCAGGACATTGATGACGTGCTGTTCGGCAATCTGCCGATCGACATCCCCGAGGCGTATCGCAAAACCGCTATCGAGGTGCGTACACCGCTGGCCCTGCATATAGCGAACACGGTGACCGCGGCGCTCAGCATCAATCCGTTCACGGTGCAGTTCAAGCCGATCGGCTTCGGCGATACGTACCAGCAGAATGCCACGCTGCGCGAGCACTTCTTCGAGGCAGCGTGGCAGCGGCAGGAGCAGGAGGCGCGCCGGCCATTGCTCCGGCTGTTCATGTCGAACCTGGCCGTGAAGGGCGAAGGCATCCTCAAAACGGTGGAGCGCACCAAGCGCGCGTGGGGCGACTACACGCTCAAGTCGCAGGAGCTGGCCAGGGCGCTGCAGGAGGATCGCGCCTTCGACACGGACGCCAAGGATCGCATCTACCACAACAAAACCGAGCAGATGAAGCTGCTGGCGCCGTACCCCATCGCGACCACGGACGTGCCGCCGGAGACGTTCTACTACCTCAAGAACGAGGACGGCTTCACCTTCCAGGCTGAAGTGAAGCAACTGCCGTGGTTCGATACGCTGCAGCGCTACCACGCCGGTGTTGACCGGCGTGGGAACATCACCACCGCGTCAGAGGCATGGGAAGATCCGCAGGCGCTCGGCCTGGCGCGTTCGGAGTGGGATCAGATCTTCGGTCGGCAGAAGACGATCACGGTGGCCGAGTGCTGGGACAATACGTACTGCACGGTGCTCGGCTTTGGACCGGGGCAGGCCTCGAGCACGACCGCGGCCATCAGTAACAACGGCACCGTGCTGCGCAAGTTCGCCCACGGCTACGGCGATCCGTTCCTCAAGACGCTGCGGGGCCCGTACTTCCACGCATTGGGCGTGACCACGTCCTCGCGTTTGCCTGAGCGCGCGGGGCTGTCGATTCTGTTCGGCTGGCTGCGATTGTTCGTGCTGCTGGACAGCCTCTACACCATGCGCGCGAATGCGGCGTACATGACCGCGTTCCCCGCGTTCAAACGCACCATTCCACCGGGTTCGGTGCCCGGCTTGCCCGGAGGGATTGGACCCTACGGCAACGATGGCAGCGAAGCGGACGCACAGGAAGAGATCGAGCCCGGCAGCATTTATCCGTACGACATCTCGCCGCTCGAGATGCCGAAGGCGGGGGTCGAATCCGACAAGCTGATCGCCGACATTCGCCAGTTTGTGGAGCTCGCGCTACCGAGCATTGTGCAGGGCGTGGTAGCCGGTGACGAGTCAGGCTACGCCTTGAACCAGGCTGCGCACCTCGCCCGGCTCGCGTGGGACCCGATCGTGAGTAACGGCGAGGTGGCGCTCGGCGACATGATCGGCTTCCAGTCGTGGCTGATTGAACGTAGGATTGGCGAGACGGTGTATGCCTGGGGCGAGCAGCAGGGCAAGAACCGCAAGCAGCGGGGATCGAAGGCCGGCTGGTTAGGTTTCGGGCCGGAGGATGCGCAAGGCGTGCACCGGTATACCGCCAAGCTGGACCCAGAGACGCCGAGCAACAAGGTGATCGAACTGCGGGCCATCACCGAGGCGATGCAGGCCAAACTCGTGACGTACGAGGATGCCGTCGAGCAGGCTGGCGGCAATCCGGACGAGGTTGAGCGGAGCTGGCTGCTGCACGACCTGAAGCAGTCGCCCGAGATCCAGTCGAAGCTCTACGAACAGGTCTTCCAGCGCTTGGCCACGATCCAGGCGAAGCGACTCCAGGCGCCGGGCATGCCGTCACCGCAGCAGATGACGGGCGCACCCCCGCCGGGTGCGCAGGGCGGCATGCCAGCCAACCCGGTGCCGAGTCCCGGCAACGGTCTGCCGCTGCAGCCACCGCCGGGCAACGCAGTACCCACGGGCCCATTGGGCAATCGACCGGGCGGGATCGCAGGTAATCCAGTCGTGCCCAACCAGCCGCCGAATCCGGTGGTCGCGGGGCAACCGTGATGGCGGGTGAAAACAACGGAAAGTCATGGATATTGCAGGCGCTAAAGCGCAATCCTGAGTTGATGACGGAGTTGGAAAAACGGGTGACCACTCGCTTGGATGATTTGCAAAGGCGAGGGGTGTACTGTTCGGCTCCAACGCATGGGCATTGTTCTGATCACACAGCACAGGTAATCGTTGGAGATTACTGGTGGGAACGAGCGTAGGGGCGTGATGGCGCAGCGGGTCGCCGTGTGGTTCGGCAGCGATGGCGACCTCGAGCGACTACGCACGGCCGTACAGAACAACTGCACGTGCAATCCGGACGATCCGAACTTCACGTGCGGTGTCCACAAGATGCTGGCCGATCAGGTCGTGCTCGACCACTTTGTGTTCGTGGCCAAGCAGCGTACGCGCTATTTCCGAGGCGAGTTCTTTAATCCGTCAAGGTGGTTCTGAAGTGATGGAAACAGAAATCACCGAGGACGTGTTGTCGGTGAAGTTCGAGCTCACCACAACAACCATGTCGCGACAGGGCGAGATTCATACCAGCCACGTGGAGAAGGCCACTCCCGACACAGCGACGATGCTCGAGTACCTGAAGGGCGTGATTGCGGACGCGGAAAGCGAAGACTGATGGCGCGCGAGTCCACCAACACCTTGGATTTGGTAGCTCAGGACTTAGCTCTGTGGTTGGACGAGATGGCGCAGCAACTGGCAGATGCGATGTCGCTGGGTGGGAATGCGCCGTTCGCGGAGCCACTCACCGAGCAGCAGAAGCTCGACTATTGGACTGCGCAGTATTTCAATCCGGACGGTACGCCGAATCTGGCAGGGAGAGCCAGCGCCATGCAGAAGATGGGTCCGGAACAGTTCGGCATGACGTTGCAAACTATTTTTAAGGCGCATCCTGACCTGAAGGTGCCATCGCCACCGCAGGGCGCGCAGATTCCGGCAGCGGTGGACGCGGGTCCGGGGCCTTCGGGCCCACCGTTGCCGGGTTTGCCGCCATCGCTTGGTATTCCACGTTCAGGCGGCATGCTGCCGCAGGGTGACGCTGGCGCACCCGTTCCTGTAGGAGGTCCACTCGGATGAGTCTTGGAAACGACGTTTATGGGCTGCAGATTCAGCAGCAGCAGGCGATGCAGTCACAACTCGCAGGTAATCCCGTCGTGCCAAAAGAGTTCAGCGTTCAGGATCGGCTTGGGCAAACGCTGAACGCCCTAACTCAGTGTGGGAGCATCCTGGACTCGATTGAAAACAGTGTCCAGCCTGAACAACCGGGCGGTCCGCCGCTGGGACTGATTGGCGCGTCTATCGCCTGCAATGAGACCGCCGAACGGCTAGTGAAGCGGTTGATCCAACTTCGGGAACGACTCGGCACGCTCTGATGGCCGCTCGCAAGAAGAAAGACTTTATCCAGGGCGCAATCAAGCAGCCGGGCGCGCTCCACAAAGCGCTGGGCGTGCCGGAAGGAAAACCCATTCCCGCGTCGAAGCTGCAGCCGAAGCCGGGTGACTCGCCCAAGATGAAACGGCGCAAGGCGCTCGCGCGCACGCTCAGGAAGATGAATGGGTAACGATCGATGAGTGTCGCCGACGATATCGCCAACGCTGCAGCGAACAACCAAATTAGCGCTGGGCCGGGTGGCAGCATTGCGTCCGCGGCCGAAGCCTATGCCAACAGTCACCCCGGCGCGACGATGGACCAGGCGCTCGCGGCCGCGCAGGGCGGTGGAGGTGGCGGCGTTTCGAGCGGTGGCGGATCGTCCGGCGGTGGCGGAGGAGGTGGTGGGACCGGCACCAACCTGAACGCTGCGCAACTGCTGCTCAACCAGGCGCAGCAAGCCGCGTATCAGGCATACCTGAACTCTCGGCTGGCGCTGGACACCGATCAGGAGGCGTACCAGAAGGCCGCGCAGGCCGCGCAGACGGTCATGCAGCAGGCGGCACTCACGGGCGTCTACAACGGCCAGCCAACGCTTGCCGCGCAGAACCAGGCGCAGCAGAACGCCATGCAGCTCGCGCAGCTCACGGGCGTGTACACGCCGCCATCCCTGGGCGGCTCGAGCGGTGCTGGGGCTGGACCGGCAGCGCTGCAGAGCTACAGCCCTGGCACGGTGGTCCGCAGCAGCTCGAGCGGCGACTTTGGCGTGATCGGGCCGAACGGGACGATTACGACCGGGCCATCGGTCGCAGATCAGATTGCGCAGGCCGCGCAGACGCCGGGCGCGATCCTGACCGTGTCGGACACGGACTTTAGCGGAGGTACCGCGGCGGCGAGTGCGGCTGCGAATGCGGGCACAGGAACAACCGCGGCAGGTACGCCAACGCTTGCGGCCCAGTTGCAGCAAGCCAACCTGACGGGCACGTACAACGG